ATCTTACTTTTATTATAGTACCCATCCAGAAAAATTAGCGTCTTTATCAGGGTATACGTTATCATCATTATTAGTGTAATATTCAGCATATCTTTCTGCTGCATAAAAACTAAAATGTTCTATCATTCTATCGGTATAGTATTGTGCTGTTGTACGTTCTTTTTCAATTAAAAAATCTACTTCTGTTTTAGATACGTTTTCTGCATTTTCACTACTATGTTTATAAACACCTTTATTAGATACAGTATAAGCAGCAAATGGTAAATACTCAACCATTGCCCAATGGCATAAGGTTGGCTTAATATGTGTTTCTACTAATGTTGCGTAATGTCCTGCTAAATTACCAGCTATAATATCTGTACTTATTTTATCATATAGCTTTGTACCTATATAATTTTGTATATGTATGTTTTGGGCAATCTTAACGTATTGTATAAACTTATCAGTATCTACTCCACCTGATACATTAGTGTATTTTACAATATCTTTACGAGTAACAAATAATGCTTCAGCCATAACTATCGTGGTGTTGTAAAGTTTTTAGGTTTTATAAACCCTCTATTTTTCATATCTCTTGGTCGTTTTGCAACTTTAGCATCATTAGTTTCAGGTTTAAAACCTTCTTTCTTTGCTTCATTTACACTTATTTCTGCATTTGGGTTAGTAGTATCTGGTTTAACACCTTTAGCCATATACGTTTTACGCATCCAAAAATGCTTACACGATCCTCCTCCTTTGTAGAGCCATATATCGTAAGTTGCAGCACCACCTTTACCCCAACCAGCATTAACAGGTTGTTTACTCATTTGCATTATATCTTCTTTACGGTATATCTTTTTAGCTGATACCATTTTTCTACAAAATTCCCTGCTGTTAGCAGAAACTGTTAATGGTGCATATTGATAACGTACTTTAAACTTCATATCATCAGCTTCACCATCTTGTTCGCTTTTTGCATTTGATCTTGCACTACCTGTAGATGCTAAACCTACCATTTTATCTAGTGCTTCTTCTTGGTCGTAGTCTACTTTGCGTTCATCTACTAAATCCCAATTTTCTAAATCTTCATCTTCACCAAACTCATCAAGTAAATCAAATACTTTATCATCTGTTTCAGCACTTAAATTACTTTGCTTGTGTTGTTCGCAAGGCATATACCATATCTTACCCTCGTATTTGTGTTCGTGATGACCTTCACAACCTATGTTTTTAGCAGCTTCTATTGCCATTTCTTTTATTGCGTATGCTAACCTATCATCTATAATTGCAAAGTCTTTATCTACAACTTGGCTTTTTAAAGTAAATTCTCTTTTTACACCTGTTTCTTCTTCACGTGCTTCATTTGTTATTGCATTATCTGTTTCTATAAACGATAAAGGTTGAAGTGTTTTAAAATATAGTTTTAAACTAATATCGTTAACAGCTAATATATCATCTATACAGTCCGTTATTAAATCTTGGTAGGGTTTTATAGTAATATTGTCAAAAAGTAACGCAGCGGTCTTTATTTCATCTGCATTTGATCCTAAACCATTGTTTTCGGTACGTATACCCAATAATAAAGGTGAGGTTACCCTATGTGCTACTATTAACTTATTACTACACTCATTTGATAAATATTCATAGTGTTGAGGTGCATCGTTTAATGGTATGTCATCAACTGTTGTTTTGCTTTCTGCATTGTTATTAAATGCAATTACTACTTTTTCACCTCTTGCACCTGTAAGTTTTGACATTACATCATTCTTAACCTGCATTTGCTTTTCACGGTCTGGTACACCGTTGTTAAAGTTTACAACCTTCGTACCGCTGAAGCCATTTTGTACATCGTTAATTAGGTAATCACTTATCTCACTTTCTAATTCTGCGTATGCTAAACCACCTTGATAATCTACAGGGCAATAGTAATCGTAACCACTAACATACCTTTTTATAATTTTTATTTCAGGTTCTTTACCGTTACCAAATCCAAATGCTGCTATACGTTCTGGTTTATCTTTTGGTTTTACTTTTGTCCAATCAGGTGCATAGTAGTATGCTTCTATTTCACCATCTTCATTGCATTTTTCTGCTCGTAGTGTTTGTCTTGGGAAGTGTTCTGCTTTAAATACTCTACCATCTTTGTAAAGCACTTGGAAAGAACCTTCACCTAATAGTTTTAAATCTAATACAACCTTTTTTAAACAAGTGTTGCTTATAATAGAACGCATTGCAGCATACTCGTTTGTTTTGGTGTTACTATCTAAAGCATCTAACCCTTTACCGTATATCATATTAGATACACCGTTTATAATAGCGTTGTTTGTTGTTGAATTAGTATAAAGTTCAATTAAATAAGAATAGTAATTATTATCCTCACCGTAATTTACCCATTCTTTCTGTTTATCCTCAACTATTTTAGGGCGGTTATAAGAAGCTAAATTTACTATGTGTAAGTTATCCATTATATTGTGATAAATTCGTTTGTAGTGCTATTAGAAGTGTATTCACCTTCGTTTATTGTGTAAGCTGGTAAATCTGTTTGGTTTGTACAGTATATTTTATCTAAAAATACAACTGAACTACCTGAAAGTATTTTAAGTGTGTAATAAATATCTTGTTTTACAGGAAACACCGCATTAAACCTATTGTAATATAAGTTTTGTGATATACTTGTTGTTGCTTGACTGTAGACTTCTTTGTTTTGCGTTTCATCTGTTATTTTAACCGTGTAAGATGCGTTTGCAGTAAATTCTCTTGGTATAAAATCAATATTTTGTGCTGATCCGCTTTCTTGTAATACTATCATATATATACAATAAAAAAGTATGAAATTTGTTATTAATAAAGCAAAAAAAGGGCAGCATATTGCCACCCTTAATTTACCAAATGAAAATCCTATTAAGAATTTGTACCTTCTGTAACAGTTACAGTTCCTGTTAAACCAGCAAAAGGATTAGCTTCTGTAGCACCTTCTAAAAAGTTAGCAGGTACTTGCTCTTGTGCAGCAAATGTAAGTGTATAACCACTTAAATCACCCATTGCACCACCTGTTGTAATTGTACCACCTGTTACATCACATCCGTGTTCTGCACCCATTAAAAAAGCATTACCGTTATAGTCTTGCACGACAATATGTGGTCTTCCATAACTCATCAGCTTTAATTCTTTGTGGTCTTGTACAGTTAATTTCTTTAAAGTAAGGTTTAACGCTTGTTCAAAGAAAGTTGTACCATTTTCTCTTGAAGAAGTAATAGTTTGTTCAAAACTACTATTCCCCTTTAATTCATATTTAAATACGGTTACAGTACCTAAATCATCTATTACATCTGTATCTGTACCATCATACGTAATAGTTATATCCCCAAAGTCTGCAAAATATACGGCTTTTATACCGCCAACAGAATCTTTGCAGGGTTCTTTTCTACCTTTTGTTAAATCACAAGCCATCTTTATATATTTTTAATAAAAAAAGGTGAGTAGGCACTATTGGCTTACCCACCCTTTTTATTTGTTAATTACTTATTAGTTAGCTGAATTTGTAATACCGTATGTTACAATATCTTCGATAACTCCATATTGTACACCTGCTGTAAATCTCATTACAACTCGCACATTTTGTGAACCATCAAGATCAGCCATATCAATAACTTTAACTTCGTTGTGATCTGCTAAAAGACCTGTACCAAAGTAAAAATTAGATTTTTCTGCTGCAATTACCTTGTTATCAGCAAGACCTTGTGCTACAAATATTTTTACACCATCAAATGTAAGTGAACCGTTGTTCCACCATTGTGTACCCATTGAGTTTGTACCTGCTGCACCTAGACCTGAACTTCCAAATCCACCTAACGCTCTCACATAAGCACGAGCAATGTTAGATGATACATAAAGGTTTAAATCTTCACTACCATAAACCGTAGAAGGTATTGCATCTACAACACTACCTAATTGTGCGATAACGTTAGACGCATCTACCGTCGTTCCGGCAACTTCTTGCGCCGCTGGTAATCCTGCATCTAATGAAACAAGTTTAGTTAGTCCATCAAATTGACCGTTGTTAGATGTGTTACCATCCCAAATACTTTGCTCTGTTCTTTGTGCTACTTTAGCTGCTACGTGAGCAATTAAAAAATCACTAAAAGAAGAAGGTAAACTATCAAAAGCACTAAAGCCCATTGATGCAGCTTCCCAATCAGATTGAAAATCTTTTTTACAAAGTTGTAAATTTACTTGTTGATATTCTGGTTGTAATACTTTTTCTGTAAGGGTTAATGTTGAAGTAGGATCAAAATCACAAGTTGCATCTTTAACTATTGCATTTGTATCTACTTTTTTAATTACCTCTTTAAACTTGATGTTAGGCTTTACTGTAACTCCACCATTTTCAATAGTAGAACCACTTAATAATGCAGCAGAAATATATTCACCTGCAAACTCACCTGCATAAGTTGTTGTTATACTCGTTGTTGTTGCCATTTTTAATTATTTAATTTTTAAGATTAGCTATTTTTGAAAGCACTCTATCGTATGTTGTTTGTGTTCTTTTTTGTCCATACAAATTCATTACTTTCTTTGTTTCCTTTTCAGGGTTATGTTTTATTTTTTCAACAGGTTCTTCTGTTGATAATTCTTCTTTTTCAGCATAAACAGTTTTTGTTGTTGTTTCTTCTGATTTTATAGAATTTTCAGTTTCAGTTTCCTCTGCCATTTCTTCTTTTGGTTCAAGCATTGATTTTATTTCTTCAACCATTTCTTTAACCTCTGCAAGTTCTTCTTTTGTAGCATAGTTCATTTCTTCTTTAGGTTCTTCTTCAGCTTCTACTTCTTCTTCAGCTGCACCAATAGAAGCAATAATACCTTCTTCTTCTACAATTAGTGATTCACCATCAATTAATTTATATTCGCCTATAGGTAATGCTACTTTTTCATCTTCGGTTACAATAAATACTTCTGCTCCAGCTTCAAAATCGCTTTCTATAATTGTACCGTTTTCAAGTTCGGCTTGTGCCAACTTTACTTCTACAGGTGCTTCGGATAACTCTACCCCAAGTACCTCTTTTACTTTGTTTAACATATCTGTTGCTTTCATATATATTACAATAAATTAGTAATTAGTTTGTTGTGTTTTTATCTTTTAATAAGTGATTTTAAAGAGGAAGATTGTTTTTGGATTTTTTTAATCCTATCTGTACAACCTTTACTAAAATCTTTTGCATCATTAACCATTTTATCAACGCCAAGTTCTTTAGCCTTTTCTGCTAAATCATCAAATTTATTTTTTAATGCCTTATAATCAGGGATACGTTTTTCTAATTCATTAGCTATTTGTAACATATCAGATTCTAAACCTAATGTTTGTAATTTTGCAAATTGCTTCATTAAGTTGTCAATTAAACTTAACTCAACTCTTTCTTTACTTAACTTGGTAAGTATTCTTTTTACATCTGGTTTCATATTAATAAACTTGTATTGATTTTAAATCGTTAATGTTTTTCCTTATTAAAGATATTCTTTCATCTATATCTTCTTTTCTTCTATCTAAATCATCTAATACTTGAAAGTTATTTCTATTAATACCAAGTTCTTTTACAGCTTGTTCAAGTTTAGGCATTGTTGAATTTATTTGTTTTTTTAAAGATTCATATTTATTCAGCATTTTTTCATATCCTTGTTCAGCTTTAACAACAAAACCACCTGCGGTATCTTCATCTATTTGAAAAAACTTACTATTTAACTTTTTAGCATCATCTGCTAAAGCCAAATCAACCTTTTGTGTAGAAAACTTCTGTAGTATCTCTTTTGTTTTTGAATCCATATTTATATAATAATATATTTAACTGTTTGTTGTGTTTTTAGTTTGCTGCTATACAAGCATCGCAATCATTGTAAGCTGTAACTGAATTAATT